TCTTGGATCGTGGATTATCTTGTTCGTGCAAGACATCAGGATAAGAGTAAGTAGTAGAATACATAGCTTTCGCATATTTATAGTCCTCCTTATTTACTAATGGTATTTTTAACCAACCATCTCTGTTAATTAAGATTTTGATGATATGTTCAAATGGTTTAAGATTTGGTTTCATTTGGAATACCCTCCTGTTCATCTGTATATCCTTGATTTACGCATTCAGGACATTGATTAACATTACCATCATCATCTATGAAGTAGTGATTACCTTTACAGATATCACATACGCTTTTTTCTACAGTTTGCATTGTTCCTCCTAACTTATGTAGTATTTAGCTTTGTTTCTATTTTTATAGTTATGCACTGCAATAATACTTTTAATATTTTCCTCTACAGTGTATGCGTTCTTCCATTGATGCGGAAATTTATTGAAATTATCAATAAAAGTATAGACATCAAAATCATCCTGCTTTCTAAGTTTTAGCAAGGCTCTTATGAAATAAATTCTATTCCATACTTTCTTCTCAATGTTAGAATTTTTAAGCATTAAGATTTGACCTTTGACCTTATCAAAAACAGATAGTGGTATTTCTAGATTGCCATTCTTAAAATCAAAATAAGAATTTCTAATTTGTTCTTCTCCTGATTTTAAATATGTACAAGCCTCTAGAACAGTAGAATGAGATACACCTAATGCCATTAATTCTAAATATTTTTCATAATGATTTTTATTATTTGATTTAACAGAATAAGCATATCCGATATCTCCATTAGTCCAGTTCTTCTGCACTGAGTTTATATCCCTGACTAAATCAACAATATTATTCTCATCAGTGTATTGAACTATATATCTAATTGGAATACCAAGAGCCATACAGGCTTCTTTTCTATGTTGCCCATCAATAATCTCTCCATATTGATTAACAACAATTACATTTATCTGACCATACTTTTTTATGCTTTGCATGATCTTAGTTACTTTAGCTGATTTAATTTTTGCATTACCTTTGAAAAATTTAAATTTGCTATAATCATCTGTAACAAGTATTTTATTTTCCATAATAAGTTCCTCCTTGTTTAATACTTAGCTTCAGCAGTTTGTTTATAATGTTCTATGAATGCTTTTATTTTTACATAAAAAGGCGCATCATATCCCTCTGTTATTTTATCAATCTCATTACATAGTTCTATTGGTATAGCTTTAGTAATGAACTGATCTTTCTTTGGCTTTTTGCCATAGATTATCTCTAGTTTAGTCATGTGTTCTCCCTTCTAAGAACTGTTTGATTTCTCTAGTGTGGTTGTTCTGCTCAAATATTCTTTGCATAAAACCTGCTAGAGCCTGTGAGTTTGGATTAACAAATTCGTCAATCCATTCTTTTGTTAAGACTTTAGGATTAGATAGCCTATTAAAAAGTTTATCTGCATCTTTCTTATAGACTGATCTAGATTTACCTGAGAAGATCGCAACTGCTAAATAGCTGCGTTCATTCTCCTTAACAAAAACTGTTGTATCTAAAGTATCGTTATCGTTTAGATATCCTGTGTGAATAGTCCAAGTCATTATTTTACCCTCCTGTTTTTTAATGTATGGAAATATCTACCCTTCATTCTTTTCTCGCCACTAAGTCCACCTTTGCCTATTGTTCTTCCATATCTCCAAGATGCACCTGCGCTACCAAATTCTTCTGTCATTCTTTGCATGAACTCATTAAATTCTTTTTCTTCTTGGGCAGTTAATTTAGTCATTGAATAACTCCTTAATAAAATAAAGTATGAATGCGAACATTCCCAAATGAACTAAGACTGTGATTAGATCGTTAAGCATTTTGTACCTCCATTACTTTGTTAAACATTTCTTCATATAAATTAGAATTTCTACGACCAAATTGTTTTGCGTAAATGTCAGCAATAATTCTTAAAGCATTTTCAGAAATAGAATTTTTTTGTAACATATTCACATACATATCTAATTGAAAACTACTTTGAAGATAAGAGCCATTACTGTAATCACCTTTTAAATATTTTCTAAGATGTGTTCTGAACTTACAAACAGTCCACCAACCTGATCTATTTTGAACAGTATTAAAAACATTTTTTAAAAGTGTTTTTCTAATATCCTGCCAAATAGGATTAGAATACATTTTTTTTGCTGCTTGTTTATCTTTCCAATTATTCCATTCCCATACTGTTGGGTGTTTGTGTTCTTTAGGATGAGAAGTATTAGAACTAACATTATTAGTTCTTTTTAAAGGAAATGCCTCATTACCTAATTTTATTGATTTAGTTTTTCTTTCAACTTTAGCATCACCAATTTTTCCTGTTACAATTAAAGTTGGATCAGTTGTTAATAGAATACCATCATTAGCATTAGCAACAAAACTATTAGCTAAATTGATAGCAGTATTTTTATCAGTAGATAAATTCTTTAAATAATAATCATCATCACCCTCAATAAATCTGAGGGTGAAGTAAATAGAATTTTGACCGATAGAAATATAATATTGTTTATTCATATTATGCAATCTCCATTCTTAAAGGATTTGGTCTAACAAATTTTTTATTAGTTTTTGGATTTTCAAAATATGAACAATTATTTGATAAGATTAATTTTATATCAAATGCTTCTACTCCATATCTTTCAGATAAAAGTTTTATAACTTTATTCCATCTTGATTTGTGAACATGAGATTGAAAGATATTTTTATAATCTTTATCAGCTTCCATTAAAGCACCTAATAATCTCATGTCATAATCAACGCCTTGAAGTTCAGCTATCATTTCTACTTTAGTCATTTTAAGTTCTCCTGTATTTTTCATTGTGATATTTGTACCATGTTTTTTTATAATTCGTCAATAACTAAATTATAATTAATTAATATCTCTGAAGGTATTGTTTTTAGGTAGATTATCGTATATCTAGGAAATATCTTATTTACAGCAAATAAGTTCCTCCTGTAGGGCTAATCAGAGAGATTTGGTTAGCCCTTTTTAATTTTATGAGAGATTTATCGTTAATATATTAAAAGGCTATTGTATGGGCTTTAAAACGGGTTTTTTAGGGTGTTTTGAAGATACTTTCCACTTGATTTCTCTAACTATAGTGGATTTGATGATTAGATGCCCTGATCCTGCGCAATCTTCCCCCCACATGGTAGTTAATCTGTACCCAATATCATCTTCATAGATTATTTTGCCTACTGCTTTCATTAGGCTCTTTTCAGGATCAAGGTCTATAATAATTTCTTTATATTGCTGCCAATCATTAGTGGATGATGCATGATCGTAAAATTCACAATAAAGTATTGTTTCAGAATTAGCTTTCATTATAATTTTTAGTAATTAACAAAATAAAGGGAGAGCCAATGGTGTAAATAATATTGCAAATCACTAGATCATTAAGGCAGGGTTTAATATCCTGCCTTTTTTATTTTACCTATTTTTAATTTAGGTTTCTTAACAGGTATTTTACCAAATGATAGTTTTTTATATGTTCTACCTTTGCTTCCAATTATCTTAGGCTTAATTAAAACTGATAATGTAGAAGTTGTAGTTATCATTAGTGCATTAATAAGTGACCAAACCAAACAATAGCAAGTAATGCTACAAGTTTGATTGCATTAGATAGTGACCAATAAGGATCAAGCCAATCTAAAAATTCACTTACATTATTCCATATCCATTTTTTCATATCTTACTCCTTCTTAAATTTGTCGGCTATCTTCTCGCCTGACCGCCCAACAATATATCCTCCAACACCTACCAAGACAATATTTAATAAACTATTCTGAACGCTCTCAGGAATGTTAGGTGCAGTAAATCCAAACCAATGAGCAACAACTAATCCTGCAAATACTAACATTAATATTGGTCGCCAGTTTCTTTGTAGCCAACTACCATTAGCTTCTGAAGTAATTACTTTAGCTTGTGCTTCTAATTCTTTAAGTTGTCCTGAGATTAGTTGCTCTTGGATTGATTGTTTGATCTTTTCTGCTTCAGCTTTGTTATCTATAGTTTTGTCAATAGTTGTAAACAAAGTTTTTATCATGGGTGCTGCTGCACTTAATAAGTTTAACATTATATGCTCTCCATTAGTTTTGATAATTTTTTTGATCTGTTAGGTAGTTGTTTTGCCCACTTACTATCTAACATTTCCATACTTGCTAATTTGTAATCTTTGTCTTTTAGTGCTTGTTGGAATTTTTTAAATTGTGATAATTTTGGAAATCCAAGATTGAATGCCATATCAATAACTATCTCAAAAGCTAGTTCATCAATAATATCTGCATCTATAAATTTTCTAGCATCATCTATTGCTTGGTTTAGGTCAGTAATAAATATCTGATCTACTTCAATATCAGTTAATTGTTTTTCTATTAAATAATCCTCATAAGGTAATCTGATTAAATGACCAACACCTGTAGTCCAATTACCTAAATGATCTTTATAGGCACTATTTCTAACACCTTCATTTTCCTTAATTGATCTTTTTAGTCTTTCAATGTTCATTCTTCTTTTTCCTTTTGAATGTTTCCTAGTTCATGCACTACTAATTTACTTATATCATCAAATAATACTTTCAATAAACCAATATCCACATCAAGGCTATTTCTGTCTGTAATTGCTTGTTTTTCTTCATTGGTCATTGTTATTCGTATTTTGTTCACTACTTTAACTATTCTCATAAATATATATTCCCATCCCATGATCCATTTTTCTTCAATACCATTGGAACTATATATGGAATTCCATTTGTTATAACACCACAAGATAAAATTGGTTTTGCTAAATTAACTTTCATATATGCCATAGCTAAAGATTTTTTATCTACTAAACAACCTACGGACATACCAAAGTTTAAATGAAAATCATTTCCTACATACTTAATCTCGCTAGTAGTATGAAAATGACCTTGAACGCAACTCATAGCAGTTTGTTGAACTGCCTTAGAAATATCTTTGCAAAACTGATGAGCAAAAACTACTTTACCTTTATCTGTTTCAAGAGTTAATCTTTCCACCCATTTCCATTTATTAGATACTTCTAAAATTTCGTTATAGTCTTTAATGAAGAACTTAGACATTCCTTTTGCCATAGCCCTGCGTAAGATCATTGAGCCATGATTACTTTCTAATAACCACATACTAGGGAATATTTTTTCTAATTGATTACATAAACTACGACCACCTAATAATTCATCTGCAGGACTTGGTAGATCAGGATTAATTACATGACTGACATTTATACTATGCCAATCCATTTCATCTCCAATATGGACAACACAATCAGGTTTATAATGTTTATTTAATTTATCTAAAAATGAAAATGTATCAGGGTGGTGATAGGGAAAATGCGTATCAGAAACAACTAATATTTTTTTATATATACTCATCAGATGCGTTTACACACGCAAAAAAGTATTTGCGAATATTCTGCTCATCAAGAATTAACTTTAAGTCATTTCCCATAGCTTTACAATCCTCTAAAGATTTTGTTTTTTCTGTAAATGTAAGGCAAGCACCATTAACGCAAAACCACCCTACCAAAAATATGGCAGGTAAGGTCACTTGATGACACCTAGCAGTTTAGTAAACCCAACAAGTATTGCTACTATCGTTCCTATCACTACTAATACTTTTAACCCACCTTTTGCATATTTCATTGATGTATCTAAATCTTCTATTTTTCTATTAGCATCTCGTAGATCAGATGTGAGATGATCTATCTTTTCTTCCATGACTGTTAG